TGCGTTTATGATTTTGGATGCCCTAGTGTACGTAAACCACTCGTACTCCGAAGGATCTACCTTAGCGCGTGGCCCCAACAGGAAACTGTACATTAATCACCTTCACCTTCTTTAACGAAGTGTAGTTCTGCCTAGCTTTTCTGCATTACGCTTCTTAAGTTCGTGTCTATAGTTAGGATCGCGGTCAACCCTAGCGGCGATTTTCATGATCGTATCGTTTGACTTTGCACGACGTGCGGGCATCGCCATAGACGGAATGTGCTGAATATCACCTGTCTTCGTCAGCTTCCACGTATCGCCTGACTCACCGAAGTCACGCGACATCAGGGGCTTACGATAGCCTCGCTGTGACTGAGCTAGGCTCTGGGTAGTCGGTTGCGTATTTGCTCGCTCAAAAAGAGCAGCAAACTCAGGTTCGTCCGGACTGTCGATCTCACGCTCGTCGTCATCAAATTCATGGGAGAAATGATCTTCACCCTCATGCGAAGTATCCTTGCCCGTGAATTCTTCCATACGTTGACGCAACGTCTTATCTTCCTCAAGGTCACGAATCAGAGCTTCCGGGTCAATCTTTGCCGCAGCCATCCACATTTTGAGCGGAATCGGAACACCCTTCTCACTTGCCATTTCGAGAAGTTCCATCATGTTCTCTTCGCCCTTGGCTTCTAATTCCTTATGCCAATGGAGTTGAGGAATCTTGAGGTTTGCGCGGTTCGCACGGTTAAACAGAAAGTCAATAATCTTGCCCGATTTAGCGCGATTCTTAGGATCCTTGTACAGGTTGTTGACGACCGCAACCAGGGGGAATACCTTCGAGTAGAACACGCGATCTGTCAAATCCTCACGGTAGCTGTTCACCGTTTCCAGGAAGGACGAATACGCGGATTCGGCAGCAGCATAAGAAGCCTCGCCACTCATGAACGATTCACTAATACCCATGGCCCGCAACTTGTAGGGTACCAGAACGTCAGCCATATCCGTCCATTTCCAGAAGTCACCACCCGGACGGATATCTTGTGCGGCTACTGAATTACGTGTCGAAATCCAGCCGCCCAAGGGATCGAACTCGGCTTGCTGGAATTCACGCACTAACGCATTCAGTTCCTCACCGGTAGGTACCCAATTCTCATCACCCGCTGTCAGGTGAGTCATTGCTCGTTGACGGCGTTGGGCTTCGACCAGTGTGCCACGGAAGAGCGTTTTTTCGATCAAATACATCGGGAGGATACGATGTAGGAACGAGGTGTACGCACGGTCGGTAGTCGAACGACGGGGGACAAACATCGTAGTCACCGGATCGAGCGTGAACGCACCGGATTTCAGCATGTCAATAAATTGACGGGGCATCGAATCCAGGTAACGTCGTGCGTACTCCGAAGTGTCGTGCATGAACTGTTGCGTTGCCGCACCAACACGCACATTGATTGTCGGATCAATGCCAAAGAAAGGCGACGGAATAACAGCGCACGAAAGTGCATCGTGAATCAGCGTGTCCATGAACTGCTTGGATCGCGGATCGAATACCAACGAACCACAGAAGAACCCATCTGTCAGGTGTGCCGTACTGATGAAAGGCATCATCTGTCGCAGATTCAAGCGGTCCAGTGCATCCTGATACGGCTGTAATTCTTTTTCTTCCAGGCCCCGCAATTCCCAATCCGAAAACGGGAAGTGTGATAGAATGTCTACGGCGGAACCTGCGGTATTATCGTGCAGATAAATATCCCGGTAGAACAAAGCCAGGGTCGAAGTATCGATCAGGTTCGGATCTGCCGGGATAATGCCAGTAAAGTAGTACTGATAGTTTGACTGCCAAAAACCATTAACAGACGAGCTATTGGATGCGCTCTGACTACCCATCATGCTCATGTTGGCCGTTACCTGTGTAGGTGACTGGCGCGCTGGTGCTCTGGCAATTAGTTGACTGCCGGGATTAGAGGGGGCGATATTGATCGAGCCCCCGCTAACTCCCAAAATTCTATTACGTGCGTACATGTTCTATTATTCCTTTATTACCGAAGCGCTCAGTTCTACGTACAGAGTCGTGGGGATTTCTTCAGTAAACAATGTTGTGTTGGCGTAGTCCAAAGCTGCACGTTCTAGTTCACCCATAAGCGCATCTCGTTGACGTATGCCGTGTTCCGTCATCTCATCGGGCATATCACAAATAAAATCCGTATCAGCAGCATCACACGCGGCCTCAAGATCACCTGTAAATTTACTTCTCCACACATGGACTCGAATTTTCATGTTCTTGACCTACGTTTGTAGCGGTTGAAGTCAGCGTTTCGGAATGCTAAACGAATCACCAGGTTCAGGCGGGTATCTAGATCTAGCTCTGAACGTGCCGCAACCTGCTTGATCCAGGATTTTCCGTATTTGTCTACAACGATAATTCCTACGCCCTTGGGAATAAGATCGAACACTTTTGCATACGTTTCCTCAGAAACTGCGAAGAACAGGCGATTGCAAAAGTCTACGTAATTCCACCATTTCTTATCGTGCTTGAAGTCCGCGTAGCTGCTTTTGACCTCAACAATCACTACTTCACCCTTCATGTTTACGGCCAGCAGATCAGCCCTAAGGCGTCCCCATTTACAAACGCCTACTTCGGCGTTGACCGCATAACATTTCTTGGTGAAGTAGCTAGTCACGCTTTTCTTGATCTCATTGGCGTCCATTGTCAGTGACCCTTATTAGATCTATGGATTAGGGTTCGTCCCCATTCTTCTGTGTGATGACGGGCAAGGAACGTGCCTAATTCGGAGACAAATGACGCGACTCCAAGGATACCAATGAATAGGGCGAACAGGTTGTACATGAGCAGTCTCTACTAGCGTTGAAGGAATTGTACGGTTTCATCACGAATCTTCAAATACTGCGTCTGCATCAATGCTGCCAATCGATTACGGCTGTCTAGCTGACTTTGCCTGAATTGTTTGTACACGTCCGGGCTCATCAGATCTTTCACCTCATTAGCAACTGATGCGTATTCCTGCATGATCGCCATACCGATATCTAGAAACGCAGGCCTTAGCACGTTGTCAACCAACGTTATACCCATAGCCCCACGGTCTTTCGTAGCCTGCAAATCGATCATGAGTTCACGAATCGACTGCACCAGGCCGTTAAACGAATGCACACCGTATCGACCCTTGGACTCACGGATACCGCTTTCTACCTCTGCAATCAAGTCAACCGAAGTCTGGATCAAACGCTTGTTCAACAGTGTTAATGCTGAGTCCGAATCACCTGTTTCTAACAGTTGCTGTAACGATTCGGCGTCATCTCCCAGGATCGAAGTCAGGTTATCCGCAAGCTTCAGCTTTGAAATACGCTTAGCCTTAGGCAGGGCATCGTCAATTCTAAGTTCGGGAGCTACTACGAGTTTGGTACCCGGTTTCTTTTTCTTTTTTGCCGGTAGGGGTTTGATCTCAACTACTTTCGTAGCTACCTTAGTATCTGGTAGTTCTACTTTCTTTTTCTTCTTTGGCTTATCATTAGAAGGCGTAAGGTCGAAACTCATATCAACCTCAGGTGCCTTTTTAACCTTCGTGGTCACCATATTAGGCTCCTACGTTGTACCATCTGGCATCGGGATCGCAATACGATGCTCTTCACAGATCAGGACCGGAAACCCGTTCGCGTGCGAACGTTCCATAGGCTTGCGGCATTCGGGGCATAGGCCAGCGCCTGCTACTTCAGCGCTCATGTCGATACGTGCCTTAGTCTGCGTCTTTGCTTGGACTTTTGCTTTGGCTTCAGTACGGGTAACGGTTGCCGTCTGAAATGCTTTCGGTATTACTGCTGCGGTTTTGCTCATGATAATTCCTTTTCGATGAATACCATATCGTGTCTAGGCTTCATTCCATCTGGTAGTGCTACGTACTGAAAATGCAGGGCGCTCCTAGGTGTGATAGCCGCAAATCCTGCTATTGAGTTAGCAGTCAAATCGGCTACTGCCCGGTGAGCCGCACGCTTTGACCTGTATGTTTTCGGAACATCACACCACGCGGAACTACTACCATCTGAATGAATTAGCCTATTCCAGACATACCATTTCATTATCGTTTCCTGTTGATTAGTCGAATCAGTGACGAGTTCTCTGCGGAATGCATGATCTTCACCGGGTCGTAGTCAAACGTGGTGCGTAACCCCTTTTCCAATGCAAAAACGCCCATGAAACAGGCGTCTAGCTGGTGGGGTGTTGTTCTCGATTCCTTGTACAGATCCTCTAGGGTCACGCGCTCGAAGCGTCGGTGAAATTCGTTCTTCCAGGTCGCGGCTGTGATTAGCTTGATCGGAATATGGGGCCACCGCCCACTAATGATCCCAATCATAATGCTAACGATTTCAATTAACGGACCTAAAAGACCCCGTGTCTGAAAACGTTCGATGATAATTCCGTTCGGCTGGTAGACTTCAATCCACTTTGCGATTTCCTGAATGAAGATATCGCGCTGTGGACCGAAGGCCGTCAGGTCAAAAACCGGATTAGTCACAATCGAATTAGCCATGATCTTTATCAGACCTTTGGTATTCACCGCTGCGACCGAAATCCCCATATTGCGGGATCCCGGATCTAGCGCTAACACGCGCTTCGTGGCCTTTGACAGCCCAGACGTTTTAGGTAGGGTATATTCTGCGTTAGGTTTTCGGATTTTTCTTTTAGCCATTGCGACCTCAAACTTAATACCCTAAAATTGACGCTCAGCGACGTGTACCGTACCGGCTGAATCCCCCGCCCGAACGACCGGCAAACGCAGGCATTGGCATAGATGATGCACCGCCGTAGTTGAATTTCCGGGCTTCCTGTAGACGTTCCATCACTTTTGGATGGTGGATGGTAGTGACCAGCAACGCAACGGCCCGAAAAATATCATCGGTGTAACCTTCACCCTTTTCAGGGCACCGGGTTTCCCCCGTATCCCGAATCGTCACCGCCTGAAGGAACAGGTGCTCAACCGGTTTGCCAATCATTTCTGTTCTGTAGTCCTGAATCTGACCATCAAGAATACGCTTTTTCACTTCTTCTTTAATGGTGGGGAACAGGACGTTGCCGGATTGGATCATCGTCCTCACGTTGTTGAAGTCCGCACGCTTCGGACTGTACTGTTTGGGCAGACACCGGGGCTTACCTGTTGGATTGTTTTTCATGTCGGCCCGGATACGGTACAAGATGTCGATACCTTGCCACTGGTCAGCAGCCAATCCTACAGAGTTCAGAGCAAAACCCAAAGGCAATATAACATTTCCGTACAACAAATTAAAGTTGACGCGTCGTCCCTCAGTCGGCATACATTCTAGAATGGTAGAGACTACAGTCTTACCCGTATCGAAATTGTAATGACCCCCAACTATCGTGAACGAATTGTTTGTGTGTCCTGCATCAATGGCCATGACAGATGGCCAAGAGAATGTACGTAACTTTTCGATCTTGCCGTACACTTCACCAGGTTGATCGTACTGGTAAACAAAGTTATGGGTGTTGACACCGTTGACGAACACGCCGTTGGATACTGCATCAACGGGCATAAAGCGTGAGTGCACTGCCGGGGGATTTGCGCCCCAGTCACGTTCTGCTTTTTCGTAATTCGAAGCGTACGCGCTCGCAATGATAGGGGTCGAACGGTCGTAGAATGGGTTCAGTTCCCAGGTCGGGAGATTGATACCCAAAATCGTGTTCTGCCCGTCAGCGGTCTTGGATTCGCGATACAAGCGCATCATCTTATCGCGTTGCGAATAAGGCGACGACACGTTGAACAGAATCGGAGGCGGTACGCTGTTGTACCCTTCCTTCATCAGGTTGTAGGCCGCAACCGATACGGTACCCAGGCTGTTGAATAGCGATTTGTGGGCTTCGTCGGCATTCGCACGTTCGGAAGTCTCGTCCTCTTCCTCATCGCCCTTAGGGAGCGGAAACAGGCCCAATTCGTCTAGTGCCGCGAAATAGCGCGTGTCACCCCGTAGCGTTGACGACTTCGGACCTGATGGGTAGATTCGAAGGTTCCGATGATGGAACGTCAGGTACAGGGTTGAATTCTTGTACAGTTCACGACCGTATTTCTCTCCGTACGTATCCATTATATCGAAGTAGTTCTGAAACCATTCAGACTCTTCGATAATCTTTTTGTACGGGGTCCAGAGCACGCCAGAGGCTTTCGCGTGGGTAAGGGACACGAAGGTACCGGTTAGCTCGGTCGAAGCCTGCATGGAAGCTGTGAGGGACGACAGATCGGGGAACTTCAGGATCATGTGCGTCAAGTACGAAGAATACAAGGCAGTCGAACTGGATTTAGAACCCCGCTGACCAATCACACCCGCGTACTGAATGTAGTTTTTGAGACCGTGATTCTGAATCAGATCCCACTTGGTGCGTTTGCACTTAGGGCACTTGCCTCGCACCAGAAACGTCATGTGCTCAGGCATGTCCTTCGATTTATAGTCTCTTGGGACATTTTCTATATTGAGCCATTCAGGCTTCGTACAGCAAGGGCATACCTCACCGAAAAGCATAGACCCGATCCACAACTGACGGGACCAAGGGGGACGGGCCTTCTTACCCAAGAGATTGAAACAGTAATCGTAGAAGTTCTTTGCCTGCTTCAGGTCGCGCGTGTCGATCTTCAGGTCGTGCAGCGTCCCGGTTTCCTCGTCCTCGGCCTCCATCATGTAGCGCGCGATGTCGAAGTCATCTACCTGTATAAGATTTTCGTCGGCATCGCGGTCGAATCCACCACCTTGTAGAATATATTCGGTATCCTTAACTTCTAGAACCTTCTTACCCGTTTTCTTTTCTTTCGCAATTCTTCGACGTTGAATTGTTTCTTGCTGCTCAGTAGACAGCAGGGCGGGAAAAAACTGGTCGGCTTTGAACTTCATGAGCCGTGAAGTAGCATCATTCACGGCATCGAAATTAGTCTTCTTCATCCTTAACCTGCTTTTTATCAGGTGCCTGCTTAGGCTTCGGCCTACGCTGATCGTCTAGCATGTGCGGATGGAATATCATCATCTCTTTCTTCGGGGTGATGGATTCTACAAGATCCGGAACAGCAGTAGCAGGCAATTCCATATACTCGGCAACGAAGCGCGCCATCTTGATTAAGCGCGCTTGTGCCACCATACGTTCAAATTGCGCGAACGGCTGCGGATCGATTGCGGTGTTCAACGTGCGCTGAATAACGTCTAGAGCTTGTGCGGTGCCCGCCTGTACGGCTAGCGTCTTGGGTGCGACCTGAGACACAAAGTATTCGCGTACGGCTTCAATGTTTGGCTGTAGAGCGGGTGGCAGTTCCTGACTGTAGGTAGCTACACGTGCGTCTACTTCAGCGTTTACAGCCTCCAGAACCCTAGGCTCACTGATAGGTCTCGCTGCCGCTACCTCATCTGCAATCGATATCGTAGGGGTATAGAAAAACCGCGAACGGCGATTACTCTCTGTTAGCGGCTTAGGCTGTACCTTTTTCTTCTTTTTCTTGATCAGTTTTTTAGGCTGCTCTCTGACCGGCGTAGAATATGCTAGTGTGGTTAATGCAGACAGCAAATCATCTGCTGCCTCTTCTTCTTTCTGCGTGGACAGAATCAGATGATTTACGGCCATAGTTACCTTCTAGTATTGGTTGCGTACTACTTATTAATCTTCAGACTCTTCTGCGACCTTACCGGCGTTGCGCTTCTTTACATACAGTTCTTCACCCTTGCCGCTCGCGACCTGTTTGAAACAGTACGGGCGCAGATCGAAGGCTTTAGCAAAACCCAATTCTTTACAGATCTGTACTTTCTGTTCTTTCGTACCCAGCACCCAGGTTTTCAACTGCATCCAGTTCGCAGGCTTTTTAGCCTCACCCATACCATCGATATTGAGCTTGAGCTTTCGACGCTCGTTACCCAGCATCTGGCCGGTTTCACGCAGATACACCATCGTATCGAAGAACGGATCAAAACCGCATCCATTGCCTTCCGCATCTTCAGCCCATATCCGGAACCACCCTTTACGGCCAGGCGTCCACAGCTTGTTTTTGACAGTCTTAGACAGGATATATCGGTAGGTATCTCGCCCGCTTCCGGTCACCGACTTTTCGATCTCCATGCCTTCATCCTTATCGAACACGGCATTGAACGGCATTCCCGAACCGCGCTTCGTGTTCCAGATACGAACGTCGGAGTAGAAACGCAATTTCTTACCGCCTGACTCTTGCTGCTTTGGGCCATACATAGCCATCGGAATATCCGATAACTGATTCATGCCCACGAGCGCAATCATTTTCTTCGACATGCGGCCCTTGATGCGGGGCAGATGCTTGGCAAAGAATCGAGCGTGCACGCCCAACGAATTGTCAGCGTCTTCCTTGTCGTTCGATTCCGGGTTCATAGCTGGCCAGGAGTCTACGAGCACTAGCCCTTGAAGATTGCCATCAGGTGCAGGAATCCACAGGCCTTTGCCGTACTTCTTGGCCATCTTCGGATCATGCGCATCACCCAGCATAGCCTTGTTCTGCTTCGTGTCCTCGTACACCAGCCACCAGGCATTGGCTACGAACTTCTTGTCTGGGTACTGGCGTTCGATTTCAGCCAACCAGTCAAAGAATCGCTCACCAATGGTTTCCGGATAGTACTGAACGATAGGTTCAACAACCCACTTGCCTGTTTCTTTATCCTTCTTGCCGAACACATCACGAATCGAAACCTTGGCCCCCATGTTCTTGAGAATCGAGCGCAGATACGGCTTCGAGTTTTTGGTTGAACCCTCGTAATCCCAGAATGCAATCAGGGGCACACCTACATTAATAGCCTGCACCATTTCTGACAGGGCTAAGGTTGTCTTGGCCGTTTGCTCATCGCCCGCATGCGTGTACATGGCAGGACGAATGCCACCACC